CGTCGCCATAAGCGGGTCTATTTTCCCCGTTCCGCTCGCCTGCTTCGTGATTATAATCGCATTCCCGCGCGGCTCTACCCGTGCATTNCCNACNCACCACGTCATAAGCGCCTGCCCACCATGCGTAATTGTCTTTTCTGCCACACGCCGTTCCANTGTNTTAATNGCNCCGGATAGGCGCCACCCCTGCGGAATNCCGACNACNCGGTCNTGCTCAATTCCCCGCGCCTGAACTTCGTCAACGATGTCACCGATGCCGACGGGGTCAACGCCGATCCGGTCAAGCAGCCCCGCGTTCTCGCACTGCATGACAATATCCCCGACTTGCTGAACGTCCTGGCCGATCTCTTCCACGATAATCAAGTCGCCGTCTTTCTGGAAGTCCCTATACCGGGCCGCCTCCGATTTCCTACGTTCCAACGCAATAGGATTGCACCACGCCCGCGTGAATAGATACCAGCCCCCGGTTTCCGCGTCCCTGCCGATAACGGCAAGCCCCAAAAGGTCATCAAGCCCGCCGCCGTCAATGCCGATCACAACCACCTCGGAGCGCTCAAGGATCAGATCAAGGGTGACTTTCCCCGCCGCCTCTTCCCAAAAGTCCGCCCCGGCCCACCTGTGTGTCTTGAGGTTCATCCCCATTTCAACATTGAGATGTTTGGCGAGGAAACCGCGCATGGATTCTTCACCCTGTTCCTCTGCCTTTTTAAATTCGCGCTTCAAAAACTCTTCATCAACGGACGCGCCCAAGTTTGGATTGGTGACATAAAAGTATTGCGGGTTAAGGTGTTGCTTTTCTTTTAATACTGAATCAGGAAATTCGTAAATGACGGGCAGGAATCGGTTGTCGTCAATACGTCCGTCGCGCACACCTCGGGCATAATCCAATTTCTGCTTGAACACGCCCGCCGGTGCCTCATCGGATTGCGTTGACAGGTAGATGACAAAGCCCTCGGGCCGTGAAGCCAGCCCGCCGCACGCCTCACGCAGCATATTTTCCGCATTTGGGCGCTTGCCGAAAAGCCACGCTTCGTCAATCAATATCCCCGTGGCCTTCTTTCCGCCGACGGTTTCATTATCAGCGGCGACGACCTTCAGCATGGCCCCGGTGCCTCTGTGCGTGATTTGCCGCAGGTGATCCTGAACGTGCATCAGGTCTGAAAGCTCTTCGTCGGCGTTCACCATGTCGCGGGCCGGATAAAATGAGTTTTGCGCGATTTCCACGGTCGGGGCAAGGATCAGAAATTCGGCGGAATCGCGCCAGTTCCTGATTAAACAGGACAGCATCAAGGCGGCTGCAAGGGTTGATTTGCTGTTCTTCTTTGCCACGAAAAGGAAATATTCAGAGATAAGCCGCCGCCCTGATTCCGTATCGTATGAACCAAAGACGGTTGACGCAAAGTCGAAGATCCACGGCCTCCCGGCCTCCCCAAGCGTCGGCCTGTTCAGAACGTCAACAAGCCGCAATTCCTTGAAGACGGCAAGCCCCGCCGCCGCCTCTTGAGAAAATAACGGCGGTAAGGGTATCAGGCTTTCCCGCGCCATTACGCGGCGCTCCCAGTCCGGGCATGAGGTAGTCCAGTTCATGTATCCATGTCCCTCGGCACTGGCTGAAAGGAGTGTAGTTCTTTTTTCGCCTTTAGATATGCGGCACCTGCATCCTCGCGCTTATCGAAGTATCCGAGGGCATACCACTTTCCTCCCACCTGGATATATGCTTGCCATTTCTTAGTTTTTTTATGCCATGAACACCCCATGATGCCGCTTTTGCCGTTCGATTTTCCTGACAAGTTTTGGCGGTTTTCTGATCGCGTCGCCTCCCGCACATTAGAAATTCTGTTGTTGTTTCGGATACCGTCTTTATGGTCAACTTCATGGGCGGGCCATTTACTGTTGACGTAAAACCATGCCAGTTGATGTTCGCGGTAAGTTTTCCCGTCAATCTGTATTTTTCGGTATCCCTTCTCATCATCCCATCCAGCCCTCAATCCTTCCTTGACTCGCTTACCGGCCGCGGTTTTCCATGTGAATATCCCCGTTTCGGGGTCATAATTTAATAGTTCACATAAGCGACTATGGGTCAATGTCTCGTATTTCATTATTGTTGCCTCCTATTGTTTTACGAGTGCAATGGGTGGTTTTCCGGCAGCAAACTTGCCACCAGCCGCTTTCTTCGCCCTGTCTTCCTTGTCCTCTTTCTTGCCCTTGCCCTCCCCGAGTCGCGGATGCTGAAATGGCAATAAAATATTCGCAACTTGGATTTTCGTTTTCTTGTCAATCGCAGATGACACAAGCAGCTTTTCCAGATATTCCTTCGCGTCCTTTGTTTCGTCGGCCTCTGTTACAGGCGCGACTTCCCCGCCGCCGTGGATCAGCGTCATGTCTTGTAACAATACGTTGAGTTGTTTCCGGTCGTCGGGCGTCATCTTCTGGCCTGACCGCGCCTTTTCCATCAGGCCGGAATAAAACGCCGCGATTTCCTCGGCCTTTGCCAGCAAAGGAAGGTTCTTAACCTCCGCTTTTTTTCCAGAGCCTTTTTTACGCCCGGCGCCAGGGCGAAAACCTCCGCGTGCCATTAGGATACCCTCCTGATTTCAATCCCCGGAAACGCATCGGTCATGCGCTGAAGAATGACGGCGCAGTAGTCGGGAGATAGTTCGATGCACCGGCAGATGCGATTTAAGTTTTGACATGATATTATTGTGCAACCCGATCCGCTAAATGGATCATAGACAATATCTTTGACCTTGCTCGAATTTTTAATCATGTGCATTACCAACTCGATAGGTTTCATCATTGGATGTTCGTCACTTTTCTTTGGTCTGGGATATTCAAAAACAGAGTCTTGTTTTCTATCGTCTATGAAATAATGCCCACCATCATCTTTCCAACCATAGAGAATATTCTCGTGACGAAAATGATAATCAGCGCGTGACAATACCAATGAGTCTTTGATCCACACTAATTGCCACTTGAAAGTAAAGCCTGAATCCTCAAAAGCATTCATTGCCATTAAAAGCATATCGCCTGCAGCTGCTGCTGCATAGATCGAGCCACCTTTAACACAATGTTCTGATGCCAATTTAAAAGCTCCACGGATTAAAACGATCATTTCATCGCGTGGAAGGTCATCGTTTTTAATAGACCGTTTCCGATACGGCATCCCGTCAACTTCTTTTCCGTATTTCACTCCATACGGCGGATCAGTCCATACCAGATTCGCCAACATTTCGCCGAACAGCCGCCCCACGTCCTCTTTTTTCGTTGAGTCGCCACACAGTAACCGATGCTCTCCGATCTGCCAAAGGTCGCCCGGTTTAACGCCCCACGTTTTGTTCAGTTCGGCGGCTTTATCAATCTGCGGTTCCGCGTCGGCGGGCTCCGTTTTATCGCCGCCAAGCCAATCCTCCGGCAGATCAACACCCAAGTCCACCAGCGGCAAATCGGAAAACAGGTTAGCCAGGATGTCAAAGTCGGTCTCACCGAAAGAACTATTGTCTAAAATGATAAATCTTCTGCGTTTTTCTTCCGGCCAGTCCGAAGCATCTTGAACCCACGCCGCCGGGATTTCGCCCTTCGGTAGGTCGCCACGGAAAGTATCATCTTTGAGCGCCTCTTTGATGGCAAGATACCGCTGGTTGCCGCCCAGGATCACGCCGTCGGCATGGACAATACCCCGCTTTTCCAGAAATTCCGGGTCACGCTTAATCGATTCAACCAATTTTTTGAATTTTCCATCCCGAATCAGCCGGGGATTGTCAGGATTCAACCTGATTTCGCTTAATTTTGTCTTTTTTATCTGAATTTTTACCATTTTTTGATTTTTCTCCAATTTTTCGAGTTTTTTCATACAATCAAAAAAATCTGCAAATGGGGGTCATCGCGGTTTCCGACGGTGTTAGGATGCAGACAATTACCCCACCCCTGTATGTATGCAATATAATTAACCAAATAACCTAAGCTGTCCAAGCTCACTGTTCCCCTTCTTGCAGTTGCATAGATAGCACGCACACTGCACATTAACCTTTGTATGTTGGCCACCCCTTGAAAGGGGGATTATATGATCCAAAGATGGAGCATTTGCATGTCTCTTGGTGCCTTTAGTTTTGTATAATTTCTTAGATAGTTTCTTTCCGCATAATTGACAACGCCAGCCATCACGCTCAAATATTTCTTTTGGGTTTATCGTTTCAACTTTCCCATTGGTAACACGCAATGCCCTTCTGGTAAGGCTATTTCTCCTATATACTTTTTCTTGTGCCTTAATAGAGCATCCTGGCGAACAATACTTGCGCTTATATCCTCTTTGACTAATCTCTTGCCCACAAATTGGGCATTTACTTACTCTTATTAATGGTCTTTTGGATTCTATGTAGCACTCATGCGAACAATATGTTCTTCCTCTATAATTCTGAAATGCCTTACCGCATTGCGGGCAATCACACATTGGTGCATTATCTTTACGCCGTTCATTTCTTTTATTGTGTTCTTCCCTGCTCGCGCATTTATGCGAACAATAAATCCTGTGGAATCCTTTGCCTTCTGCAATAAATGAAGTGCCACAGATAATACAAAACCTTAATTCTTTGTATTCTTTTTTCCTTTTTTTCTGTGTATATTTTCTGGATGATATTAAATGTGCTTTACGTTTGCATTCATCAGAGCAATACATGGGCATATTCCCCGTTTTTGCAGGAGCGCTGAAAGTTTTATTGCAAATACCACACTTTATTTCTTTTCGGGCCATTCTCTTCTTTCACCCTCTTTTTTAGACTTTTCCTTATGACAACATTTGCACAACCATTGTAAATTTAAGTCGGAGCAAGCGGAGCCACCCAAATGTAAAGGTGTTTTGTGATCCACCTCACCATCCACCGTCAACCTCCCGCATATCTGGCATGTGTATTCATCCCGGATTGCTATCCGCTCCCTGATCCTGATCAATCGCCTGCCTGTGATCCGATCAACGGC